CTTGATCGATGTAGTAGTTCTCTTTGTAGTCTTTGAAAGCAGCAATAAGCTCGTCTTTAGACATTTTCACATACGTCTCAGGCTCTTGCATTACCATATCTCTGAATGCTTTACCTACATTGTTAGGCTCATCTGCTACTGCAGCAGCTACTTCCTTGTCTGAAAGTTCATCTCTTAGTCTTTCACGGTCTCTTAAGAAAGTATTTTGAGTGTCACCTTCTTGAAGCTTTGCTTTCTCCATTTTCTCACCCATCTCAGGCATGGTCTGGGCATTCTTATAATGAAGAGGATCTTTTGCTAGATTCTTAGCTGCTTTCTCTTTTGCTTTTGTGTACTCTTCTTCAGAAGGAGTTCCTTCGATGCCCTTAGCTTCTAGTTCAGCTCTGATGCCGTCATCTAAAAGGTCCGGGGCAATTAAATCGATAGGATCTACTTCTGGCTTTTTGTAGGCTGTTACTTCTTCTTTTTTAGCTTCAGCAATCATACCTCTGTTCTTGAGGATGGCTGTCATATCTTCAAAGCTGTTAAACTTAGAAACAACGTTAGGAAGCTGCATAACTGCATCTCTCCTAAATTGCTCTTTTGAGAAGTTTCCTTCTAGAACAGCATTATATTTTTCCTGTAGTGTTCTCATTTGAAATCAAACATTTTAGTGTGTGAGGGTCTCTTTGGTCTTTCTGCTTTAGTGTAACCAAAGCCCTTCATTGTCTTAACGGCTCTGTTGTCTTTTTTTCCTTTTGAAAAAGCGAAAGGAGTTGTGATAGGTGCAATAGCTCCTGTTACGTTCACCTCGTTGAGCTCCTGTTGAATGAGCTCTCTTAGTACTTCGATGAATTCGCTCTTTTTCATATTGACTTTAACTCATTTACTAATTCGTAGTATTGCAACAAATTAACAATATGATTATCGTCGATACGAGTCTTCTTATCTAAAGGTTTGATAATCTTATGTACTTCGTCAAGCTTGATTTTTACAATCTCGTCGTTTACTTTAGCCTTCAAAGTTTCAACTTCTTTAGAGATCTTCTCTAATTCTTCGTTGATCATATTTCTTAACTTAACCTGAGATTCAGAAGCTGTGATAAACTCTCTAAGGATTGCTTTCTGCTCAGGTAGGAAGTTTTCGTACTCGCCGTTAAACTTCTCAAGTAGAATTCTGTAGGTAAGGAGTCTTAAGTCCTTATCGTATTTTGCGTACTCTTCAATTAGTGCATCTTTTACGTCAACCTCATTTTGCTTCTTAGCAGTCAAGTGCTCTAGAATAGTAACTCTGTTATCGACGATGAACTTAGGATCAGCGAGATCTTCAGAGCTTTGAGTCTCCATCAAGCAGTACAGAGCAGCTAACGGCTTATAGTCCCGGACCTTCATAGAGAAGAACTCCTCTAGGTCGTAAGACTCTTTAATCTCTTTGATAAGATCGTACTTCTGCTTCTTGATAGCAGTTCTATCTAACTTGTTAGAGATCTCGATGATAGTGGAGACGATGGTGTCGGCTTTGGGCTGGGATACTCCTTTGTTCTTAAGGATGTATTCGTAGAGTTTAAATTCTCTAACTAGCGATGTCTTTCCTGTGTAGAACTTCTTGAGTACCTTCACTGCCGGGGAGTCTTTCCTCGATAGAGTATCGGCAGCGATCTGCTTTACCAATAGCTCAAAAATAAGGCCAGTGTTTTTATACTTTGAATGCTTAATTTTCATGAGTATGTAATTCTACTAATATAAATATATGTTACTTATCTAAATCCTTAATATTGCTTTCATCCAGTAGTGTGCTGGATTCTGCAGTATGGTCCTGTTCAAAGATTAGCTTTTTACGCTCTTTGAATAGATCCTGATTTTGATAGAACACTGCTCTAGTAGCGAGACTGCCTTCCTTCAGTTTGTCATTCTGAGATTCGTAGCCTCCTTTCATATCATGTTGTCCAAGTCTGTCTCTGCCTAACGGATCTTCTTGAGTTCCGTAGATAGAGATATTGGTTCTAGGGCGACCTTCCGGGTTAGGCTCACCTACTAGTTCATCGTAACCAACAGGTACTTTTTGTGAATCTGATCCTCTTCTACCGTACATCGAAGCAAGGTCGTGAGGAGTTCCGTAAGATATACCTGATTTAGCTGGGTCATTGCCTTCGTTCTCAATTTGAGTTGCACGGAAGGTTCTCTTACTATCTTCTCTGATAAGATCGCGCATTTCGTTGTACTGATCTTCAGATAGGTTAAAGATGTTTTCGTAGATGTAGTCAGAAGAGAATAACTTACTGTCCATCATCTGGCTTGCTAGGTCGATCTTCTCTTTTAGAAGGGCAACTTTCTCCTGTTCGTAAATGATAGAAGGAGTTGTAAGCTTAAGTTCAAAGTTTGTTAAGCTTTCACCCTTGTAGCCCTGGGTGTATAAGTGAATAAGAGCAATCTTAGTAAGCTCTGATTCGATGATGCGCTGGATTCTTTCGATTGTTCTTGCAAAACGAATATCTTCTGCAGCTAGAGTTGCTTTACCTTGAAGATCTCCTTCGTATCCAAAGTACGCTTTAGGTACTTTAAGGGCAGCAAACATTTTATCTCTTAAGTAAGCGACGTCGTTGGTGCCGTCGTACTCAAGTCCTTTAGTTGTTTCGATTCTAGTTGAAGTATCTCCTCCACGAACAGGGATGTAGAAGTCCTCGATCATGTTCTGCATATTGAAACGCAGGTTGTATTGACCGGTTTGAGGATCTACATAAGGAGTTTTCTTCATCTGGTTGATAGTCTTCTGCATGAACTGCTCAACCTCGTTTGGTGGTACGTTACCAACGTTGACATAGAAAGTTCTCTTCTCAGGAGCTCTCATGATGCGGTGAATCAGCATCGCATCTTCCATTAGTATCAACTGCTTGTATACTTTTCTAGCAGGCTCTAGGTAAGAACGTCCGTAAGGAAGGAAGTTAGTATCAGATAAAAGACGGAAGTGTGCTACTTCGTAGTTATCTAGCTGAATTACTTTATCCTTATGTCTAGGAATGTAGTTAGGATCGGTAGATGAAGCGATTCCATCTGGGTCGATGGTAAAGGTTACCTTAGCAGGAGCGTTAGGATCCTGACTCTCATGGCGTACCATACTGTAGACTGTATACGGCAGTACGTTGTAAACACCGAATGTTTCTGCAATCTCTAGCTTAAGGAAGAAATCACCATACTTACACATATTACGAGTCCAAGACCAAAGATTGAACTCGATATTAAGTACGTCGTAAAATAAGTTATTTAAGATCTTCTTAATGTTCTCGTCCGATGTCTTAACTGTAAGTACATCCCCCATATCATTTCTCAGGGTAGCTTCGTCGGCTAGGATATCAAGTGCTGAAGCGATGATTGGATCAGAGTCCATTGCTTCGTAATCCGAGTAAAGTTGAATCCTTAACGTCTGGTAGTTAAGGTTCGGATTAAAAATGTTCTTATTATTGTAGATGTAAAGACGAGAGAAACGGTCAACCAACGAGTTAGTCTCGTATCGACCGGTGCTCTGAATGTGGTTTACGTCTGCTATCTTGAGCTGATTACCGCCAACGTTGCGAATAACTACGTCGGTAGAGAAAAGTCTCTGTAATCTACTAAATAATGAAGTATCAGCCATGTAAAAGCAGTTTAAATATAAATAGTCCTAGCGGAGTAACCAAGAGATGTCCTCTTTTCCGTACGGAGTATCCATAATATACGGGTTATTTTGCATATTTCCAACATTATACACGGGAGCCTGACGATTATTTAGACTAGAAAACGAAGATAGCTGTGCTCTAGCCAGGTCCATACCCTGTTGTCTTAGTCTTAGAGCTGTATCTCTAACGTATAATGAGGTAGCGAAAGCTATAATAAGATCATCGTTGTAGCCATTCTGTGCTTGAGCCTTTCCATTCTTCCAAACAAATACTCTCATCTCTTCCAGCAACCTTTTTGACTGAATGGTTACTGATTTATCTCGGATATATTCCATCATCTTGGCGATAACCAGGGGACGAGTCTTCATAGACATGGTAAAGCCAGGTACTAGATTACCCCGCTCATACTTTGTCATATAACTCTCAACCGTATCCTGGTCTGATCTGGATGAATAATAAAGGTTTGGATATTCTCTTTCTAGGATCTGCTCGATTGTAGCCCATCCCATTGAAGCATTTTCTACTACTAGTAGGGCGTTGTTGTATTCTGAGGCTATTCCTACTAAAATGTTACCGAAATCCCTAGGAGATACCTTGCTTCTATACTCTCCGATTTGCGTAGCCCCTTCAACGTCCATGATATGGAAGGTAGAGTAGTCGGCTCCGTCCCCTCTTGCTACGTCAGCCACAACCATGTATGACTTTGTATAGTCGGGATATTCCCAGATCCATAAGTTGCTATCAACTCCTCTTTTTTCGCTAGGGTCCTTCTGGTAAGTCTGTTCGTAGAATGAAAGATATTCAGGCTCAAATACTGTCTCACCGGATGCAAGGAAGTCACAGTCACATTCCTGTGCTGCCATTCTAGGCCCTAGGTCAGCATCCTGCTGATCTCTCCAGGCTTGGGTTCTTTCCGGGTGAACGGTCCAAGGTAGCTTAACAGGTATAAAAGAATTCTCTCTTGTTTCTGCTTTTACCCAGGTTTGATGGAACCAGTTACCTACACCGTTAGGAGTAGATAGTGCCATACACTGACCTCCTGTTGCTAGGGTTTGTTGGGCTGCTGCGAACGTCTCGTCGATGTTCTCAATGAATGCAGCTTCATCAATTAAAAGCAGAGATACAGCTTCCGATCGAGCAGCATCTGAATTAGATGATTTAGCTGAGATCCTTGACCCGTTGGTGAGACGTAGGGATAGTTTGTTCTTTTCTACTGATTTTAGTCTCAGCCAGCTTGGTAGCTGATCGTACATAAACTGTACTTTAGTTACTAGATTTCTAGCAGTAGATTGGGTGGTTGCAAGCGCAAGGACGTTCTTGTCTTTGTGAAACAGCATCAACCACAGAGCATACCCTGATGCTAGGGTTGAGATACCAAGCTGTCTAGATTTTAGCGTAATCAGGAACTGATTATCTCTAAAAAGGTGTAAAACCTTATCCTGGAATGGGTAGAGATTGAATAGGATTCTACCTCGGGTAGGGTGCTGAATATAACAATATTTACGCATGAAGTATGCCGGGTCTTGGGCACACTTTGCGTATTCTTGAATTACTAGCTGTTTGACATTTACTGGTTGTTCACTCATAACAATGTTAATACCAGTACTAGGCCTGCACCTGCTCCTAGTCCGGTGAATAACCCTTTCCAGTAGTTAGCGGCTTTGCCGGTCTTTAGTACTGCGATTTCTTTTTCTTTAATTCCTAATTGTACATTAAGTTCGGTAATAATGCCGTCTTTCTTAGTCACAATAGTTTTAAAGTTTGTAATTTCTTCTTCTTTAATACCGATTAGAGTAAGGTAGCTTTCAACGTCTTTTTTGTAGCTTAGAAGCTCTCTTTGACATAAGTCTCCTTCCTCTAGATCAGCGATAACTTTTCTAGCAATTGAATCTGGCAGGCAGATTAGGGTGTCGTTATTTACGATTGTAACGCTCTGCGAAGTAGCGGGCAAGCTCAGCATTAGAAAGCTTACCAAGCTCAGCCATTTTACGATTGTGTGCATCTCTTTCTTGTTTACGTTTGGTTTCTGAAGTTCCTAGAACTACTAGCACAGAATCTGTTCTCTCTTCTAAGATTGCATTTTCTACTTCCAGCATAAAGATCTCTGATTGCAGAGTATCTACTTTGGCTTGGCTAGCTTCTTCTTGAGCCTTTAGTTCGGTCAGGTATTTTTTCTTGTACGGATTTAAAACTCCGGTCATTGCTAATATAGCAATTGCGATTGCTATAAGAGTAACTATTGATTGTAATTTTTGCATGGCTTAAATAATTACTGTTCCACGTAGGGAGGTGTGTGATCCTAATCTAGAGCTAGCTGTAGTTCCGTTAGGTTTGCTAGCGAAGATTCTCGGCATGGTTACTCCGTTGACTGTCTGCATATTATCTACAAAGTAGTAATCTCCATCTCTTTTTCTAATATGAAGATATAAATCCTGCTTTGCAAACTCTTCTACTGGTTTAATATTACCATTAAAAGTAATTACGTTTCCTTCTACCTGAGGCTGTACGTTCATATCTCCGATGTAGTATGCGTCTACTTCTCCTCCTACTGCTGGGGTACCTTTTACGATCTCTAGTACAATATCTTCAGGAACTTTTCTGTTAACGTCTTTAAAGTAGCTTGTTTTGTAGAGGTTATATTCGGGAGTCAGTTCGGAATGCTCTTCAAAGATCTTTTTGTAATACTGGTATGCATCTTCGTAGAACTGTTTTATAAACTCTTGTACTTTAGGGGATAGTTTCATAGCTCCCTGTAGGCCTCCTCCTGCAATGGTAGGAGAGGTAAGCCCTTTAGCTGAGATTAAGAAAGGATCTTCGGTACCTTGAATTACAAGTTTAATATCAGAGTAAGGTTCATGCCTGTATCCCGGCACTGGTGACATTTTTTCTGCCCGAACTACACCTTCGATAGTGTGTCCGTTTTGATCTTTAATTGTCTTAATTCCTTCAATAGAATTAATAGTGTTGATCACTCCGTGCTCCTGTCTTTCAGAGGTCTCTTCTTTAGGACCGCCGGCTAGAATTAGAGCAACATCTCCTTTCTCTGTTTTAAATCGGAATAATGGGAATGTTCGGCTACCGTCTGGTTTAATTTGTTTATTGTTCTGAGATGTGTTTGGAGCGAAATATTCTGGGGCGGTGCCAAATTCTTTTTCGATGATAGCAGTAAAATCCGCAGCAGATATCTTACCTCTGTTACCTATACGGTGGGGGGCAGAATCAGCCATTGCCGAGAAAGTCTCGGGATATTTTTGTAAGAGTACTTGCTTGGCGGCGAGCGTATTAGACTTCACAGATGCTTCGGTAAGGTTTATATTGAATAATCCTTCAAAGATACGAAGATCTTCCTTAGAGTCCAACTGTGGGTATCCTTTAGGGCATCTCCAAGCCCATTCCTCAATAACCTTATCTATTAGATTCATTATAGTCCTGCAAATACGTCTTCTTCTCCTGCGGCTGGTGTAGCGGGTGTTTCTGCTCCTGCTCCAGCACCGGCTTCAGCTCCTGTTTCTGCTCCGGCTGCGGGTTCAGGTGCTCCGGCTCCGGCGAATACATCGCCTCCGGCTCCTTCTTCTCCTCCTAATGCATCCATTCCTGTCTGAATAGGACCGTGTGCGAGCATCATTCCGATCTTGTCTAATGCCTGCTGGAATTCCGGAAGGTTGGCTAGGTAGTAGCGCTTGCCTTCAATATTGGCTTCAAAGTTTTTACCCATCCACTTTAAGGTCATATCCTGTCCGGATTTAAATTCGACCTTAAACGTAGAAGGTTTGGGTGACATCCATCCTACCTTTTCTACAAATTCCATATATTGGGAAGTTAACAAATGTGTTAACGTCTTCTGTAAGGTAGGAAATTTTTGAAGAATATCTAGTGTCGGGTCCGTTTGATCTCTCTTAGGACCGGTAGCTGGTTCTTCAGCTGCTTCAAT